ATCTCTACCCATCTGCTGCGGGGTTACGCCAATGATGCCCGCGAGGTCAGCCAATTCGAGCGAATTGGCCCTGGCAGATGACACGCTTTCGCCAAGTATCTTTGTCTGCAATTGCATACTCCTTGCAAAATCTTCGTTAGAAACACCCAATTCTGCCAGAGTGGCGCCTGTTGTAACTAATTCATCTCGCTGAGCCTTGCTTAGCATGGTAAAATCAGTATAAGTTGTATAAAGCGCTTGCATACTGGCCGCGACTTCTTTCATATCCACGCCAAGAACGCGCGTTTCTTCATAAACTTCCTTTATGCTGTCGGCATATTCTTCGCCTGCGCCGGTCGCACGAATGAAGGAGCGCTGGGTTTGGTCCAACTCAAAAATGAGATTGAAGAAGGAATTGGTCAGTGCCACCAACGATCCGCCGGCCATTGAACCGATAAGAGTGTTAAGAGGCTTGAGACTCTTGTCGTACATGCCGCGGCCTACTTTAATAAGATTGCCTATAGTTTTAGCATTGAAGAACGGGTGTTGGCCGTAAGCCCCAAATGCGGACCCCAGAGCATTTCCCAGTTCTTGGCCGGCCTGGACTCCTTGCTTGATTGCCTCGGTGGTACCTTTGGCCACTTCGAGTGATTTTTCCGCCACTTTGAGATTCTCGACGGCCTTCTCGAACTGCTCTTGAAGCTTGTCATCGATTTCTTCAGCATTTTGCAGCTCTTTTTTAAGAATGTCGAGCTTAGTTTTGGCCAGATCGCGTGCGGTTTGAGCCATCAACACGCGCTTGTCGTCTGATTCTCTCAATTTCGCATATTTGCCTAGCTGGCCTACAAGTGCGGCCTCTTCGGCTTTCAGAGAACCAAGGCGCTTGCCGTGCAGGCCAAGGAGTACTTTTAGCTGCTCTTTTTGATCTTCCGTTAGCTGCTTGCCTTGACGCAACATTTCCAGAAGTTGTTCTTGTAATTCTATATCTTCTTGTGTAAGATCGCCGGCCACAGAGATTTCCCCTTTTTACTCACAAATAAATAGTTTCGGATACAAAAATACTATTTAAGGAGTTTTCAGTACTTTTTCGAATAAGTTTGAGGGACGGCGGGTTGATTGTGCGTATTTAAGGTTTGGGCCTTTCCTTGGCCGCTAGATGCCTGCTCAATAGCCTGATTCTCTGATTCGATCTGTTGAATCAGGCGCTCCACGAACCACTTTCGCAGCCCAACAGGCAAATTATATGATTCTGCAAATGACCAGCCGCCTGAATATTTCAGGAAGAAAAACTGCTCATATACATTTTGCATATAATCATCGGTCAGGCCAAAAAAAGTCCGCTGTAAGCGGCACCTCCATGGTCTCTTCGTGACCGCATTCTTCACATTCAAAGTATTGGGATAAATCGACGTTCGGGGCTGCTAATTTATATGCTTGGCGTAGATGGCGCGCATCCATTGAGGGTAAAATTTCCACACCTTGGGTAATCATAGTTCGATTAGTTTCACCATTGATAGAAACAACCATATTCTTAAGCTGCGTCGTGATGTTCTTTTCTGGGCCGCGGCTCTTACGGGAGTTTTCCGCATTTTGAGTCAAAATCTTTTCATCGCGGCCGGTCAAAAGACGAAAACGAATCTCAAATCCACTTCGCGGCAATGTTGTAGAAAAAGTGCCATCGCCGTGATCAACAAGCTGAAGATCGGTTATTTCATCGCCATGATAAACGGCGCCAGCATTCAGATCAAACTCATACTTCTGTGTGTGTGAACAATTGGGGCACGTAACGTTGGTTAGATACTCGCTCCCATATCCTGAAACCCGGGTGGCCACAATGATAGCGTTTCTATCGCCAATCAGAAGATCGTTCGGATTTACATTCTTGTCCATAATGACACTCTCAATAACCCGATCTAAGGCAATGCCCTTTTTAAGCAACGAACGAGAGGTAAGAATGTCTTCTTCCTTTGCGGTCATCTGCTTGATTTCGATGCTATTTTGAGCATGCAGTGGATGACCTTCAGGGTAGAATCTCCCCATTGAGGGCAAATCGACAAATTCTGTCGGAACTACGAAGGAAAGTCCTCCTCCATTATCAGCATTCTGCATAACATGCTGTGGGGGGCTGTTGTTTTCGTGCTTCTTTCCCCCTACACGGTTTTTATTTCGTGACAATATACACCTCTATTTAAAAATTGTCATTAGCTGTTGACGGCAAAGAAGTTGCTGCCGCCTTGGCCGGCCGTCGCGACGGAACCATTCGTGTTCGATGTCTCGCAGGTAGCCCAGTCATACTTAAGTGTTAGGGATATTTCGGTCAATTCATCATCCCCATAAGCCAAGTCGCCATACTTAACTTCTGTAATAAATGCGTTCATCAGCGTCCACGTCTCCAGTGGCGCGCCATTACCGTCAAGCTGGGCAATCGTCACAGCACCAAGGGCGCCGGCGGCTTTAGCCTTTGACATTGACCCCAGGCTGCTTTCGTCAGTGGGAGTAACGGGGGGCTTATAGCCAGAAAGCTGGACAATGTCTGACAGAGTAGCTGCCATGTCGGGCTCAACTGGATCAACCAAGGTTACCGTAACATCTTGCCAAGCCACAGAGCCCGGATAAAAGAACGTGTGGTTGAGATATTTATGCTCCGCTGAAGCAATTGTGAAAGACGGCTTGTTGACGGTCTTTGCATACCAGGCAGCTGCGCCACCGATTTGAGCGCTAATTCCTTGGAACTGCACCTGAAACCTGAACTTTCTTTTTGGATCCTTGTATTCGGCTCCTTGCTCAGAAAAATTTGTTGACCAGAATGGCATTTGTTAAGTACTCCTTATTGTGTCTTACTTTTAATTAGTTGCTATCTACTATTAATCATCAAAAGATGCGCCTGTTGATGCAATTACGAAGTCAATCGCAATGTACTCGATGGCACGTGCGGGCTTAATCATGATCTTGGCATACATAATGTTCTGATCGATGAGGTCGGCTGTCGTGGTAGATTCGTCAAGAACCAGTCGATAATCCGTAATTCCATATTCAGTAGTGACATTTGCCAAGAACGGATCGATAAGTCCCTTGAATCTGTTCCAAGTTGCCTGAACATTTTGCTCAAACAAAATCTGAGTGGAAAGAATTGAAATCTGCTTCTTCAAGTAGATAACCAATCTTCTCACGTTAATTCTATCAAGGGCGGATTGACGCTCTTGAAGCGTTTTCTGGCCGAAGACCACAATTCCGGTGGAGGGGAACGAAGCAATCGGGTTGATACGCGCTTCATACAGCGTATCACGGTCCCTCGACGAAAGTCGAGTGGTGACTTGTGTAATGGGGATGCCTGCGGCGCCATCACTCAAGCCGCCGCGGTTAAAGCCGGCCGGAGCAAACCAAATCTTCGATTTGCGCTCTGAACTTCCTAGGACACCCATCATAGCTACGGTGGGCGGAATCCATACAAGCTGGCCAGTACCCTGGTCGCGTGTCTGTACCCACGGATAGAATGTCGCGCCGTAACTTGAGTCGATGCGTCGATCCTTAAGGTTATTGGCCAATTGCGTTGCGGTGTAAGTTACCCGTTCGGAAGAATTGGTAATTGAACTAAATCCACCTTCGGCTTCTGGCTTGTAGGCGTCCTGCAGATCAATGAGCGCCAGAGTATCCGCCCGGGCCTCGCACAGACTAACCATGTGTCCGGTCAAATTATCCAAGCCTAGACCTGGCGCAGCCAGAGCATTCATATTAACAAACTCCGGATCGGCGACTGTATCAATCGCTCTCTTCCAGGTGTAGTATATATAGTCTGTCTGGTTGGTAGACGTGGAAGACATTCCAGCATTGTACATCGGATCTGGTACGCGGATGTTGAAGCCGTCGGTACCTCCGAAGAATGGAGCAGTAAATCGATTTACTCCCTTATCGAGAAGCGTCTTGTAGCTCGATGCGCTCCCGGATTGACGGCCGGATACAGAATTGCCGCCCACGTGTGAGCCTGATTCATAATAGAATCCAGTAGTGCTGCTTCCTGTGCGGATGTTATCGAGCGTGAAGATATATGCGTACGCGTCAACACCATTTACACCAAGCGTGGAAGGGTCGTTGACTGCTGCTGCTTGAGTCCAAAGATTGTTGGCCTCATACACACCGGGAAGCGCTTGAGTGCTACCGGATGTGCGCGTCGTTTGCATTCCGAAATACGCATCGCGGTAGTTTACCAGTCCGCCATCAGAAGCCGACTTTCTCAGTCTTACAACCGGAAAGGCTAGCGAGCCCGTACTTATTGCAGAAGCTGAAATTGGCGCGGTCGCTGCGCGGCCGGCACCAGCATAGTCCGGCAAATCCTGATCGATAATAATGTACTGATTTTCGTAGTCGACGGAGCCTGAGCTGTCAAGATTTACAGTAATATCCGAAAGTTTCGGGCCGGCATAATAGCCAAACGGCAGCAGGGTTGGTGAACCACCACCCTTGACAATTGAGGAAACTTCGACTCTAATATATTTAGATCGGTTGGCATATCCATCCTCGCCATTTAATTGAAGCGTGCGAAGATCTTCGTTCCATGTGTAATACTGATCTCCAATCGCCTGCAGGATATAGTTCTGAGACTCCGGATTTAGGTTAAGGTTATCGAAGCGCTCAAGTACTTGAGGCGAGTTATCGTTATCATTAATGGCGCGGATTACAATAGAAAACGTTCCAAAATCGCTCGTTGTGGTGCTGGACGGCCTAATTTTCTCAATAGAAACTTTGCAATTTTCAGATAACCACTTTCCGTGGCCGCGGCCATGGAGACGGAACAACTTCAAGTCGTCGTTTTCGACATTAAATGTTGCTGAATCTCCCAAATCTTGTCCGATGAACCATCCGCTAATCGCTTCGCGCGCTGATTGTCCATGCATGTTTGCTGGGCCGTCGAAATCCGTAGAGCCGCTAAGCTGAATACCCGTGAGGACTCCGACTAGAGTTGCGGCAGAGTCCAATCCGGCATCTTTAATTTCTTGATCGAATGTCTCGCCAAGCCACCAATCTTTCTCAACGGCAGAATTGTAAAAATCGCCGCCGACTCTTAGTTGGGGATTTGTGTTGAATTTTTTCCGAATATAGTTTTCAGAATTGTCATTCAAGCTGAAGTTAATCGTTTCTGAGGAGGCTGCGTCAGAACCGCTAATCGTCAGTGTAAATACTCCGTTTGCGTCAGAGTTAATCATCGTTGCTGCAGCAGTGTGTGTTCCACCATCAGAACCCGAGCCCCAAATGGTTCCCTTAAGTCCTGCACCACCTTTGTCATTATAAAAAATAGCGGCTAGCTGTAGCGCGCTGGCGCCCGTGTAGGGGCCCGTGGAAGAAGATTGCGCAACAAAAAGCCCAGTGGCGCCGCCAGCATTGACACCTCCGCTCATGAAGTTATCGGTTTTCCATCCTGAATAGCCTTCAGTCTCAGCATCTGAAACATCGTGGCCGAGAAGGCGCACATATGTAAGGGGTGCAACATTTGATCTTAAGAATGCCTTTGCTGCATACGTTCCGTACATAGGAGATTGTAGATCTACTCCCGAGCGCGAAACATCACCGCCGGCATTGCCCGGTACGGTATCTCCGAATATTTCAACAAATTCGGAGTAGGATTCTACCTTCACCGGCTGCATTGAAATGCCTCGACGTGCACGACCAATAATAACTGGACCTATCGTATCTGCCGACTTCGGCACAAATGAGTTGTCAATCTCTTGAATGAAAACCCCAGGAGATACAAACTTAAAATCTTTTACTGACATTCTTAATTCCCTTCCTTCTTAAAACAAATGACGTGGATTGTTTTTGCCATCACCTGTAAATAGTATTTTCAATTTCAAAAGTCGTTAAAACTCCTGAAGTAACCGCAGAATCTGCGTTTGAGTTCAGGAAGTGAGTAAAATTAATCATTTACGCTCCTATTAGGCCGAGCGTATGTAGTCACTGGCGTCAAACGGGCCTTCGCGGTCCTCATCTTCAATCGAGGCATCGGAAAAATCAGCCCCACCAAACAATGATTCACCGTTTAGTCCATCTTCTTCCGTGGGGTACGTGACCTCGACGATATTCTCATCGATGCGCACGATGGGGCGATCATCATTAACTCCTTCCCCGATTAAATATCCTAACACCCGAATCGTCACGTCCGTGCTAAACATGCGCATCTCTTCTTCAAGGTTGCTTACATTGTTGTTGTGCGCGAAATCTTGTTCGATAAACGCTTCATAAAGGTGGCCATTGCGCCTCATGATGAATGAGTTAATTTGGCCAGTTCGAGCTATAAAAGGGGCGACCAATTGATTCATCTGTTGTTGATATTCTGTCTTAATGGTAATCTTGTAATCTACATTCACATAAACAGGAATTGGAATAGACAAGGATTGAATAACAATTTTTTTGTTAGTGCGAGGGTAGTGCTGCTGAGGATCGCCGTCACTGTTCGAGCGAGTTCCTACGGCCACAGCAAAATTGCGTGTCTTGTCTTGCTTAATTCTCTTTGCAAGAACAACGCGCCCAGTACGTCCATTTTCTTTATCGGAGAATATCTGAGCCTGAAAGCCGCCCTTGCGCTGGGGATCTTTTACCACCGTTGTGCGCTCAACACTAATGAGGGGGAGTTTTAAAGCGCCCCCATCATCTCGCAAAGACTTTTCATTTTTGATTTGATAAGATCTTTCGGGCGCCTGCCAG